CGCCAGCGATACGCACCAACCCATCCGGCGAGGCGTAAAGTGCCATATCCCCCATATCCACCATGCTGCGTTTGCTGATGCAAGCGTGTGCCGTATCCAGCCGTTCCAGGGTCATGGCACTGGGTTCCGTACCAAAGGCCACATAGGGATAACCGTCCGTGACGATGATCACACTGTTGGCGGCTACCGCCAGTGACTGGATGTCATACTCCACCGCCAGCCGGTAAGCCGCGGGCCATGCGTACAAGTGATAGGGTTCGCTGAACATCAGCTCCTTGCCGGAGAATCCAACGGCAACACCACCGGGCAGTACCACCATGCCTTGCAGGTTGTTGGGAGGCGCGATCCAGCCGATGGTTTTCAGGATGCCGCCCCGCTGATCCCAGGGGGTTTGATCCACCACGCTGGTGACGCCCACCGGGGTATCGGTGGCTACGGTGCCGCTATTCCCTTGTAAAGAGTTGATCTGGGTGCAGAGCTGATACACGCCCACCTGCGTACTGGTGTAAACCCGGAAGTGGGTAATGTTCATGTCAACCGCACCCGGCCCTGAAGCCAGTGTCAGGTTGACAGTCTCACCGGGCAGTACGCTGATCGCACCAGAGGGCAATGACGGCGGCCCTTCCCGTCCGTTCTCATCCACCCAAGTGTAGGTATAGAAGCGAGTTTCGGCGTCCACTGCCTGAGCATCCTCCAGTGGTGTACCACTGAGGGTCACCACGGGTGCCACGTCCGGCTCCGGCATACCGAGCTGATGGTCATTGACCGGGTAGTCACTGCCACCACTGAGGGCAAGGCCGTTATCGGTGTAGCGGGGACCTTTGACCGTGCCGGTGTAATAGACCCGGTTATTGGGATCATCAGCCACCGGAGAACGGATCACATCCACGTCTTCAGTCCAGTCAAACCAGTACCGGTTGCCTTCGTTGCGATAGAGGTAGATGGACTGCGGCGTTGCGTTCAGTGCCTGCTCATCGGCGGGTTGATAGTAGGCTCGCAGACTGCCGTTGGTTAAACGACAATCAACGGCGGCTTCAGCCTGGGTGTCTTCCAGCAGGTGGCTGTCCAGCCAGGGGACTTCGCCGGTAAAGGAGGTGATATCGAGTTTCATGGCGGGTTATTTTTTCAGGCCGTACACCGAAACCGTGCCCACCAGTTTGTTCTGGTTCATGGCTTCCGCGTAGAACTTGATGCCCGTGATCGAGCCACTCACCGGTGCCGACAGGGTTGCCGTGATGTACTGGTCACCGTTGCCACTGTCCAGATGCGCAGTGAAGGAGCCTTTACCATTCGGGTTCACGGAGATCGTCATCGTCCCCGACAGAAAGACCGACTCCATCTCACCATTCACTAGGGAATAACCAGAGTATTGGCCACCCGACAGCGTATACCCGTCACTCTTGATCACCGAGGTATTGGCCCAGCCGTACCCCGTTACCCAGGAGCCATCGGACTGCTTAAAGGCCATGCCCAGTTTTTTCTCCCGGTAGTCACCGTTGTCATCAATCCCGAGGTTATTAATGACCAGCTGATACCCGCCATAAAGCGCATCATCAAAACCGATGTCCAGCACCATTTCTGAAACACCCGACTGGGATACCGTACTGAGCAGTTTCATATCGTCTTCCTCTGCGTTATTGCCCTGGCTCTCCAATGCCTCTATCCGTGCGGTCAGGTCGGTAATAATGTCCTGAAGGCTCTCTACTGAAGCAATGGTGTGAATATGATCCGGTGGCACGGTTAATGAGGTCACCACCCCACCCACCAGCGCGAACAGCTTGCCATCGGCGGTATTGATCGCCACCTCCCCCGACGCCAGATCGGACGACAGCGGGACCTTGCCGGGTGTCGCTGAGCTTTTCAGTTTGATGGTGTTGGACACAGGCCCATTCCTTTTGTTGCTGCCGGATCAGAAGGTGCCGCCATCCAGCACCACACCGTTCACCGAACCACCGGTAATGGTGACACTGGCCGCAGACTGAAGCGCCATGCTGTCAAGCCCCAGGTTACTCCGGGCAGTGGCGGCGTTGGTCAGATCCGCCAGGTTGGAGGACTTGGCTAGTTTGGTGCCGATCTGGGTGGTCAGGTTGCTGATGGTGTCGGGGTCATCCCCCAGTGCCGCCGCCAGCTCATTCAGGGTATCCAGCGCTGCCGGGGCTCCGGCCACAATGGCATCCACACCCAGCTGAACCCGGGCATCCACCTGCGCCTCATTCAATCCGCCGGAACCGGTAGCGGTCAGCACACCGCTGCCATCAATGGCCAGACCAGTACCCACCTTGATACCACCGAGGGTCGCTCCCGAGGCCGTGGGCAGACTGTAGTTATTGGCGTTATCGTCGATCCCGGCCAGTTTGGTGACCACCGTTTCACCGCCAACGGCGGTCACGGAGCCATCGGTTTCACCGATAAACAGATACCCGGAGGCTTCCGAGTAGGCCAGCTCCCCTTCCGCCAGGCTGGCCGGGGTGTTGGTAATGGCACTGCGTTTGATCTGAATGGTGTTCGCCATGGTTGACGCTCCTGTCTATCTATGACGGTTCAGGGGAAAAAGCGGTCAGAAATAACCGCCATTAACATTGGCAGCAGGGCTCTGGTTCACCAGGTCTGCCACCGAGTCATGCAATACCTCCATCTCGTTTTTCATGGCGGTCAGTTGCAACTTGTCGGCCTCATGGGCATCGTGCCAGCGTTGGATATCGCCATGGTGCTGGGTGATGTCGCTGTTCAGCTGCCGGTTTTCCGTGGTCATCGCCCACAGCGAGCTGGACAGGGCATCAGCACGCCCCACTGCCTCTTCGATCTGTGGCAACCCCGTGGCCAGGGCTTCCTCGATCGCCTGTCGGTCTTCGGCAATGCTCTGCTGCTGGGCAGCCACCACGGCCACGCCGTTACCAAGGGTGGCAACCACCGTCGTCTCGTTGGCCATCGCGGGCTCCTATCTCAATGCGTGGGTGACGCCTGCCTGAACAGCAACCGTTCCGATGGCCACCGTCGACACCGCCTGACCATCGGGCGTGGTGACCTGGACATCAAACTCGTAACGGTAGGGGGTCAGCTCATTGGTCTCTTCCGGTGCCAGGTACATCACCGCCGACGTGCCGGATACCGCCATCCGTTTTTGCAGCACGGCTTCGTCATCCGGCTGCATCCGGTGAAACTTCAGAGTGAAGATCAGCGTCCATCCGGTCAGGTCCAGCGACGTCCCATCCTCACCACTGAACGACACCGGCACGGAATAGCTGTCACCCCGGATAAAGGCAGGCAGGGTGGTGGAAGCAGGAATGGCCATCAGACAAACCGCCTGCGGGTCACCGACTGCTCACCACCACTGACGCCCACCAGTCCACGGATGCGTTTTTTATTCAGCTCCCGTTCGTACTTCTGCCGGTTCACCTCACCAAGCTGCGGGTTTGTCCACGGCTCATCGGGCATCATCTTCAAATCCGCCAGTACGCCCCAGCAGGCGAACTCAAGGGTCAGGTTGCCCACCTCGTCCGGTACTTCTGTGGCAGCAAACGAAGGCATCAATGTCAGCTCAATATCGTGCATGACATTCTTGTCAGGGATCGGAGCAACGCTCAGGGCAGCGGTTTCAAAATGGCGGTAGTAATAAGGGGTACCGGAAGCGAGGTAAGGCGGCAGCAGGTCACGGCTTTCCAGTCGGGTGCCGTCTTCCCGCAGGAGATTCTGCACCGTGGCTATCTCGCTGCCAGTGGGTGCAGTCAGGGGGTAGTCCTTAATGCCCTTCACCATAAACAGCTTGTCACTGTGCCGCCAGATATTGGCCCGGTGGCAAATGTCCCGCAGGGTAATGATCAGGTAATTGCGGATCACCTGATCCGGGCAGCCCTTGGCATACGGGCGTATACGGGAAAGGTAGGCGTCCAGTTCCATGGTCTATGCTGTCCTTGGGAAAAAGGTCTTATGCCCTCGACACAATTGAGGAAAGTACAAAAGTTATAACAATTCCATTTGGAAATATTGTGGTCATTATTACGGCCTGCCTTTCTGGCCTATATATCGCTTAGCTTGGCTTTTGCATTGTCAATATCGATTAGTAGTGCATCAAGTTTTTCTAAACGCTTTTGATCCAACAATGTCTTCAAATTATCTTTTTGTATAAGGCTGACAGCTTCCTTCAATACTTTAAAAACATCTGCTACTTTGTCTTTGACAACATCTGGTGAAATAACGACGTCATTATCCAAGTCTTCATCAATTCTGTGTAGTTTTTTTAGGTCAGTAACTTTGTTAGCTAACTGCCTGACGTTAAATTGTTGTTCAGTACTTTGATTTTCCCGCTCTTGCAAAAACACTAATAATCCTTCGGTTTTTTGCTCTGCCTTCACCAGATCGGTTGCGAGAGCTTTAATTTTCGCTATTTTTAATTCGTTTTGCTCTGACAGATCCGACGAAGGTACGGAAGTAACTGTGCTTACAGTTGGTTCTGACATACTACCAACTGAACGTTCACTGACACGTGTTTCATGAGGTACTGCGCTTTGGCTCTCAGGTTTAGATGCCCCAAAAAGATACGTTTTAACAGAAGAAAGTACTGAAACTGTCCGATTAAAAGCCCATCGAAATGGGTAAGTGACACAATCAAACACTGCTTTACAAGCGCTGCCTATGGATGAGGCGATACCTGATATAGAACTCATTGCTATCTCCATCTACTTTAAAATAATTTCTATTTCCAAACAGACACAGAATTGAAACAAAAGTTCAATTTTTAGTTATCTCCCTCTTGATTCAGTACTACCCCTCCACCTTGCCCTGTAGCATCTGCCGGAAAAGCTGATCTACATTCCACTTCAGCCCCAGGTCATTGGCAAACATGGCCAGATAACTCTGCGCCTGCTGCATATTGGCCTCTGTCTCCATATCCATGCTGAATGCCCTGAACAGCATGTAGTTGATCACCGGGTTGATCCACAGTTCATCCAGACTGAATAACTGGGTATCCGTGTCAAAATCGGTAATGGCTATTCGTGCGGGTGCCTGGCTGACCAGCAGATTAAGCGGGTGATCCGCCGGGGGCACAGGGTACACATAAAACACGGACGGACTTTTCTGGTCGTAGACAAACTGTTCCACATCCGTACCGGTGGCTGTCGTCCAGTTGGGCAACAGACTGTCGAGGCTGCTGCGGGTGGTGGCGATCACTGTTCTGCCTGTGGATGGGTTATCCACAATATCCAGCAACCGGTAAGTGCCAGGCGGCAGCGACTGCGCCGCCTGAGGCTGACAGGTAAAGGCCAGTAACTGCGAGTTCACATCAGGCCGGTTCTGCACCACCGCCAGTATCGCCTCGTTATAGGCATCCAGCAGGTTGGCATTGGTCCAGCGGGAAACGGCAGCGTTGTCCTGAAGCAGGTCGCGAACCCGCTGGATGATCTCGGTAACCTTCATCACCTACAGCCGGTTACCCTGTTGATCACAGAACTCCAGATCCACGCCTACTCGTTTCTTCAGCCTCGGGTTATAGATAAAGACGCTGTGGTTGTTCTTGTTCAGTACAAACCGCAATGGCTTCCGATGGCGTAGTTGCGATGCTGGCGCTGTCTGAACCGACGGGGCGGACACCTCAGTCACCTCCGGCGCTTCCAATTCTTCCTGCTCTTCCGGTTGTTCCAGTGGTTCGCCACCGTTCATCAGCTGACGTATTTCGTTTTTTAACTCATCCAGCTTCTTGCGCTTGTCCAGCTCCACGTTAAACATCTGCCGGGCAAACGATTCCAGTTCATCTTTGCTGCGGCAGGTTTCCAGGTTAAATGCCATTTTTTCAGCTCCTCTGAAAAACGCTTCCCGCTACCTGCCGCCCGCACCCCGCAAAAGCACCACAAATGGAGTCTTGTACGGGAAGCGGGCAGCGGGCGGCGGGCAGCGATAAAAGTTAAGAACGCTTCGCTGCCAGCAGAACACCCGCATCCGGCTTCAGCACCTTATAGCCATACACCTGCAGGCCACGGTGTCCCATGCCGAAGTGCTTCTCCAGCGTCAGCGATTCATGCTTGATAAACTGCGACGCAAACCCGGCGAAATCTTTCACACCCGCCAGGCACTGAGTCACTCCCGACGCAGTGGCCAGATTATTACTGCAATACAGCGTGAACCGGTCGATGATCCCGAGTCGGCCATTACGCATGATGGAGGTACCATCACCAGCCAGAGAGGCATCTTTCAGCTCGGACTTCTTGATCATCCCGCACACCCAGGGTGGCAGTACCAGCCAGCGGTTGGACTCGGGGATGTTTTTCTCATCCAGCAGCGTGCCCATATCGACGATGTAATCCAGCACATTGGTCTTATCCACCACCACACCGGTACCACCGCCGTCGATCTTGTTGTCCGGATGCACATCGGTGTAGATATTCCCCAGTACATCGC